CATTCAGGCGGTCAAGCCTGAATGTTGGAAGTAACTGGGGGAGCTGATGCGAGAAAATGGAGAAAAAGAAGGTGCAAGGAGGTGAGCGACAGTGGAAAAGGCATACGAGGGCAAGGTGAGAAACACCGGCAGCCAGGTTGTAAAGGCACCGTATCAGCACGAGAACAAGGACAGCGGCAAGGTGCAGACCGGGAACGACCTGCGGAGCACGGCAGGCGGAAAAAAGTAAAAAAATCTGGAGGATAACATGGGAGAAACCAATTATTACGAGCTTTTTGGCGTACCCGCGCCGGAAGCAGGCGGAAAAGAGCCGGAAGCCGCCGAACCGGCAGCTCAGCCAGCAGAAGCATCCGAACCCGCAGAAGCGGAACAGGACGAGGGCGGAAAAGAGCCGGAGGCCGCCGAACCGGCAGAAGCGGGCGAAGGGAATCCGGGCGAAGCGCAGCAGAATGCGCAGGAGCCTGAAAAGGACGGGCAGGACGCGGAAACGCGCCGCAAAAACGCGGCGCAGCGGAGAAGCCGGGAGAAGCTGGAGGCGGAGAAGAAGGGACGGCAGGACGCTGCCGCCGAGATCCTCCGCCAGATGGGGCTGAAGGACCCGAAAACGGGGCAGCCGGTCACGACGATGGAGGAATTCGCGGCGTACCAGCAAGCGAAGATGCAGGCCAAGGCGGAGCAGGACCTGAAAAACGGAAAGCTCAGCCCGGAGGTGCTGCAAAGCGTGGTGATGGCCTCTCCGGAGATGCAGGCCCTCCTGAAGGACGCGAAGGAGACAAAGGAAACCGCCGAGGTGCAGGACTTCACGGCGCGAAGAGAGATGGAGCTGGCGGAGATCCGGAAACTGAACCCGGAGATCAAGACGCTGGACGACATCATCCGGATGCCGACGGGCGTGGACTTTGCCGACCTCGTGCGCAAGGGATGCAGCTTTGTACAGGCGTACAAGACCGCAAACTTTGACGCGATCATGCAGAAAACCCGCGCAGCGGGAGAGCAGCGGGCGAGAAACGCTGCAATGTCGCAAGCGCACATCAAGGGTACACCGACCAGCCAGAGCGAGGCCTTTGTGGTGCCGCAGCAGGTGAAGGAGATGTACCGCGTATTTAATCCGGGGATCACGGACGAGGAGATCGCGAAGGATTACCGGAAAAACAGAAAGTGAGGAGAGAAAAATGGCATTTATCCCTTATACCTACGCCGACGGGCAGCCGACGCCGTGGGAATACAAGCAGGCAGCGGCGCTGGGCGAGATCCGGCCGGGACAGGCGCTGGTGCTTTCCGCCGGGAAACTGACAAAGTGCAGCGGTGATAACCGGCCGGAGTACATCGGCATGTACGGGGGAACGGTCGCATCCGGCGACGTGATCCCGGCAATCAAGGTGGACGAGGAGACGGTGTTTGAGACGGAAAACTCCGTGGCAAATACCTCGGCAGCGGCGGGCAGCCGGCTGACCATCGACACCACCGGCACAAAGATCACGGCGACCGCCGGCGTGGCGGTTGAGGTGGTGGAGGCGCTGGACACGGCAGCGGGCGGCAAGATGCTCGTGCGCTTCCCGCGCATTCCCAAGACCACAGGCGGCGGCTAAACCGCCGGAACGAAAGGAGAGATGTAACATATGGCACAGATCATTCTGAGCGAATCCAGCAATATGGCCAACTCGCTCTTTGGCGAGATCCAGTCCCCGATTGCGGCGTTTATCGAGCGCTGCGACGAGGCATGGATGCACGACGAGAGCAACATTGCGGCCAAGATTTTTAAGCAGGTACGCAGCACGCACCACTCCGAGGCATTTACCGGCATCGGCGCGGTGGATACCTTCGCGCCGGTGGGAGAAAACGGCGCATACCCGACGGGCGGCGTGGACATGAGCGACGAGCAGAGCTTTGTGGCGGTGACGTGGAAGGGCAGCTTCGCCATCTCCGAGGAGATGATGGAGGACAAGATGGACTCCGTGCTTGCGGGGCAGCCGCAGGGCTTCCTGGACGACTACCACCGCAAGCGCAGCGCGTTCTTCGCGGGGCTGCTCGGCTCGGCAATCAAGAATCAGGCGGCCTACAAGGCAAAAAACGTGGAGTTTAAGACCACCTGCTCCGACGGCAAGAAGCTCTTTGCAGCGGATCACAAGCCGCAGAAAAAGAGCACAACCCAGTGCAACGCCTTTAAGGACGCATTCTCCGCGGCGGCGCTGGGCAAGCTGGCGACCGCCATGCAGAACCTGACGGACGACGACGGCAACATGCTGACCATGAACCCGGACACCATCATCATCCCCAACGACGCCGAAATCAAGGCGGAGGTGTTCGGCGTGCTGGGCGCGCACAACGACCCCGGAACGGCAGGAAGCAATAAGTTCAACTACCTATTCGGTGCGTGGAACGTGCTGATCTGGAACGAGCTGAACCAGTACTGCACCGGCGGCACCAATGTGCCGTGGATCCTGATGGACTCCGGCTACAACAAGCGCTATTTCGGCGCGGTGGACATCATGCGCAAGGACCTGACTGTCAAGAGCGAGATCGCGCACAACGACGCGAACGTCTGGAAGGGCCGCGCAAGATTCACGGGCGGCTTCGTGGACTTCCGCGCATTTGCGGCGGG